ACTCATTGATTTCATTTGCGAGTTGCTTAACAACAAAGTCTTCCAATTTTGAAAAGTTTTCGCTGACCTTAGCACGGTCTTCGTGTAACTCTCCAATTTCTTTAGTCAACTGCTTGAGCATAAACTCTTGCAGTTTCTCAGAATGTTCACCGATCTTCTTCTTATATTCAACTCTTGCTTCCGCAAGTGCTTTCTTATCTTCAGCAATTTCAGCAATTTCTGATTCTAAACGTTCGGAAACCATATTGTCGATTGCTTCGACCATGTTCTGCTTATCATGCTCGTAGCGTTTCGCAAATTCCTCACGGAGTTCAGCAGTAACAGTGTCTTTGTTTTCCTTCACTTTTTGGTCCCATGCTTCCTGCAAGTCAGTACGAACTTCCTCACCTAGCAAGCCTGTTTCAAAAAGTTTATTAAACATATCACTCATTGGCTTCTCCTTATGTTACTGCAAGCCTTTTATGACTCGTAGCATCTGTTCTTTGAGATACTTCTGTGCTTTAGCATCTTGCGATACTTCTTGCGCCGCCCTAAACGCACCATAACCACCTCTTGTATTCATAAGATGTTCATAGATTGGTGTAGGATAAGCACCTGGCGCACTTGGTTGTGCTACCACATCAACTGTGATAATTTCAAAGCCGTTAACTTCACCTGTAGATTCATTAACTTCACCTGCTCCACGTGAACTAACTCCCAGTTTCACACCTGATTCCAACATGGTTTTTACAAGATTACCCATCGGGGTTGGCAAAATTTTCATCTTGCCAAACCCGTTAGGTCCATCCATCCACATATCTGTAATCATATGCGATACACGATCTAAATTAACCTTTAAATCATCTGGGTGATCAACTTCACCTAGTACAGAGTAACCGCCGTCGATCTGATCCTTGAGTGTTTTTACAGCGTTGCCTATCTCGGAGACAGGGTAGATACGCTGGTTTGCGTTTTTAACACCACCCTGAATACAAATGCCTTTTAAATAAAGGTTTTTGTTTTCCCCTTCACCTTGGGACTCAAGGGTGACTTTCGCCTGATCGAACGTAAGATGTTCTCTTAAGTATGCCATATTGGCCGACTCCTAATTACTCAGCACTCTTTGGTGCAGATGCTTTACTAAAAGTGTCGCCTGCTTTAGCACCTGGTTCATTCTCGAAAGATTTTCCCATGTCCTTTGGCTTTGCTCCACTACCGCCCTTTTCTTCACTTCCACCGCCAATAGCGTGTGCTTTAGCATCATTAGGTGCTTTAGCGTTACCTGCTACCGGAGATTTGGTTGCATCAGCGCCTTCGGAATTAGATGGAGCAGAAACTTTTTCGACATATTCTCTCATAGTTTCGCTAGCGGATTTAGGTTGCTTTGCTTCATCTACAACTTCTGCTTCTTCGTCTGTTGACTCAATAGCAGGTTCCATTGCTTCCTCTTCGGCTTCTTCTGATTCTTCTTCACCTTCTTCTTCGCCTTTGTCCTCATCGCCTTCTTCTTTGTCGCCCATCATGGCTTCAAATTCTGCTTTAAGGTCGTCTAGTGCGTCTTCAAGGTCTACAACACGGTCTTCGATGTCATCATGTGATTCTTCATGATCATCCATTTCACCGTCGTTGTCAAAATCCATATCTTTGTCTTCTTCGCCAGTAACTGCATCAATCATGCTGTCTGTTGCGTCACCGCCGATTTCTTCAATTGACTCTTCTTCGAAGTTTTCTTCAACTTTGTCTTCTTCTGACTCGTCTTTTGCTTCTTCAACTTCGTCTTCTGACTCTTTAGTTGCTTCTTCTACTGCTTCTTCTTCTTTTTCGGCAGTTTCATCAACTTCTTCGTCTTTTTCCTCAGACTCAATTAGTCCTTGGTAAATTTCTTTTGATTTCTCAACCACAATATCGTGGAAAAGTTCTTCTGCTTTTTCTTTATCTTCGTTGACTAGAAGATCAAGCAGTTGTTCAAATTTGCTTGTATCTGACATTGTATTATTCTCCTTTGTTCATGTTAATAGGCAAGGCTGTCTTTTGTATTTACGAAAAAACCACTTTTACCAGTGGAAATAGGTAAATTTTTGACGTTTTTGACAAAACGATCAAAATTACAGTTCTTTTTTGAACTGATCATATGTAATTGTTTTAAAATTATCATAATTATTTAACTGAGCGGGGCAAAAATCCCCACTATTAATTACCCTAATGTAGGTTGTTTTCGGGTTAGAAGTGATTGTTTTTTCGGTTTGGCGTAGCCAATTACCGTAATATGTGGCGGGTTCGGCGGATTTTTTGTAGTTTTGCGTGTCCGCATATATGTTATTAAAGCGTTTACCGCCATTTAAACCCATGTAATCAAAGCCAAGGATGTATATTTTCTTGTGATTGTCTTCGCTGGCTTTGTAAAGTGCTGTTGGCCCACTGCTCCAACCCAGGCTGGGTTGAAAGTAATTTAGGTTGGTATAGTTTTTGTATCCGTTGTTGTAATTGGTCCATACCACATGATTGTGATGATAACCATCCGCAACAATTTCGTGAATCATTTTAGGATCAACGGCAACTAGGACATCAGGCTCAAAATTCCTGTACACCGCATTGCAGGCGTAGATGTTTCCCTTGCCACGCAGTGTTTCTAAATCTAAATGCTGTCTAGAGGTACCATTACCCAATACGAATGCTGTGTTCATATGGGTATTTAAATGGTTTTATTATAGTGCTTGTTCTTCTTGAACAGGTTGTCCGTACATTAGTTGTACAAACTCTAATTCTTTGGCTTGTTCGACTTCTCTTGCTTCTGATGTGCGTCGAATATCGTTAAGTTGTTTAAGTGTTAGCCTTGTTTTTCTAGTATCAGTGGGTTTGATCACAGAAATATCACGCTCTGAATCGTAACGCTTGTCATCTTCAAAGCCTTGACCGTCTTTATCGAAATAAAAAAATTCTTTTAACAACATAATCTTATTTACCTTAAATTGTTTCGCCTGCACCAGGTGTCTCAGATGTGGCATCTGCTGGTGGTTCTGGTGATTCTGCATCAGGTTCTGTTGTTCCTAGTGTATCTAGGTCGGATTGAATGCCACTTGGTGTAACTCCAGCACCACGCATTTCTGCTCCAGCACCCATATTGTTAAATGATTCACCTGAATTTTCTTCACGCCATAATGTTTCGTTTTCTGCAAGTTCTTCTTGGCTTAAACCTAAGAAACGTTTAAGTGCAAAACGTTTGCTCATGTAAGGAACTTCCTGTAATGAAGCAAAAGTGTTAACACGAGCATTATCCATTTCACTTTGTCTGTAACTTGCAAAGTTTTGTGGTGGATTCATTTTTAAATCAAACAAATTGTTGTCAATGTTAACGCCTTTGGCATTCATGTACATCTTGAATTCTCTATCAAAGATGTATGCAACAAGATTTTGCAGTCTTGTGCAGTATTTGTTGAATCTTAGTTCCTGAATATAAGCAGTGCCTACCCTACCATCGTTATACTGTGCGGCAGAATCGTCTGCGCCGGTAGGTAAGTATGAACTTGGAATACGTAAACCGCGGAATAACTTGTTGGTAAAATATTTTAGATCATCAATTTCACCCAAGTTAGTACCGCCAGGTAGTGTTTCTACCTTGGAACCACGTCCTTCCGCTGTTGTTGGGAAGAAATAGTCCTCATTAATTGATAGTGGATTAAAACTAGCGTCAATAACATTAGTACCACCGCCTGTTGCACTTGGAATTCTACGTTGATGAATTTCATTTTTGATTCTTTCAACAAATCCCATAGCAAGGTGAGTAGGCATGTTACCTACGTCGATGTAAAATACTCTTCTTTCCGGTGCTCTTTGCACACGGTAGATAATAATTGCATCTTCAAGTAATTCTTTCTGCTTATAAACCTTGAAAACACTTTCTAATAAACTGTTTCCGAACGGAAAGTTTCTGTCCAGTCCTTCACTTAGTGAAAGGTGCACAACATGATCCGCTTCAATTGCTGTTTGGTTCATTGTTTTTTCAAATCTTGAACCATACTGCTGTGGATTTGATCCAGCAAATCCTCTTCCATACGCACCACTAGTAGTTGTATAGTCAACTTGGCCTGTTGGTGCACTTGGATTTTTCTGTGTAACGCTTAAATGTTGGAAATTAATATTAATGTCTCTGATAACATACTGTTCTGGTTGTTTTCCCTCGCTTTCGTTAACAATAATCTTGTCTACTTTTGCGGGATCTATGTGGAACAGTTTAAATGTTTCAGGATCTCTTACAAAAAATGCATCTCCGTATTTGAATACGTTACGCATTACCCTAAAAATTCTTCTGTCGAATTGATTTAAATCAACCCATTGTTGCAAATAACTTTTTAATATTTTTGTTTCAGAACTTGTTGCTTGTTGTTTAAAGAAAAGTTGGAATGGTGTTTTGTTTTCTGTGTTTTCTTGTGTACAAAATTCTGCAAGAATATCCAAAGCGGCATTGACTTCACTGTCAGCGTCCATTGTTTCATACTGACCGTATCTTTCAATTCTATTTGGATGTCCAGAATACACATCAGGTAGATATGATGAATAGTTTGTTCTGGCAGGACCTGTTTGCCCTACACCAGATACAGGACTATTTCTTCCCGAAGTGTCTTCTGGTTGGTATTCCTGAAAGTATTTTTTCCAACTCATTTAATTTTCCTAAACATTTTCAACAGCACTTATTACTTGGCGTGTCAAATTATTTTGTTCTGTCATCTTTGCTATAAGCATATTTAACGTATTATCTAATTTTACACTACTATCGCGGTTGCTGTCAACCACCTTATTAACCAAATTGGCTGAAC